TACAATATGGTCAAGAACTGCAAGCACTTCTGTACCTGTATCAGCGTTCTCAAGAAGAAACTCAGCAAAATTTGGTGACATAACAAAAAAGTCAGGTTTATAAAAAAGGTGGTAGTTTCCTATCGCCCCTAACCCTGAAACTACCAAAGGGGATTAGAGCAGTTGAGAGAGTGGGGCATCAACAGAGGTTTCACCTACTATGCCCAAATTTACCTACTGGGAATCGCTTACACCTGAACCCCTACTGACGACTTAAAGGACGTAATTTCCCTGCTGAACAGAGACAACCATAGATCCTTGCGATGTTCGGGCAGTAGAACCACATATCTCTCAACTTTCATATTATAGCAGTTTTACATCGTGATACAACCTCGGATGTGACAGTTCTTAAACTGTCTCTCTAACTGGGTATTCAGCAGGGATGTCGAGTATAGTACCCTTTTCTCTGCTGCCATATCCACCCATATCATAGCAAGTCCACTCACCATTATTGAATAGGTAAGCATACTCACCATCACAATTCTCTGTATGGTCAAAGAACTCTGTGATTGACTCAGAGATCTTTGGTGGACAATCCTCACCTCTTAAACTATAGTATTGAACGTGTGGTTCACAGTCTTTAAGATCCCAATCACTGTCAGAATCACAACAAGACATATCACCACCATCAATTAGTTCTTCTACCAACTCTCTGGTATTAAACTTCTTATTAAGAGTAACACCTAACCACTCAGGATAACCATCCCAATGATGATATGCTGAAATGATTTGACCTTCAAGTTGTAGTCCTATGCGAGATCTTGTACCCATTGGGAAAAAGTGTAAATGAATGGTGAGAGAAAACAAAACTGAGGGGGCAGTGCATTACCCTAACAGTCATATCTCTGCTTCTGGCGGTGTCCCTAGCGTATCCAATTAAGGAGTCTGGCATCGCTTATCTGTCAGAGTAGTCAGGAACCTCGTTTGTTTTCCCATACTGCTATTATAGCAATGTTGAATCGGTTGTGTAGAGGGTGTGTGCCAGTTTAATAAGTGGCATACAGTAAACTCATTAACTCAAGATTCTCTGCTTTACTATATGCTCTATCATAAGGTATGAAGTCCTGAAAATCTTCAGTTCCTTCAGTCTTGTATGATAGTTGACCATCTTCAACATAGTAATCAATTACTACTTGGTCGATTGAGGATACAAACTGTTTCATTTTACTGTCCATTAGTGTAGGAACCCATTAGGCAGTTGCCATAGCGTACTTCAGCATAACCATACTCTTCAGATAGATCAAGGCATAAACCCCAACAATCGTCAAGTGATACAAATGATGAGTTCTCATAGGGTGCTGAAGGACAATGAACTGAATACCTCATAGTTAAATCCATTTGATAATTGCTTCATTCAGTATAACACTAAAATCATCTTTGTCCACAGGATTTACGTTTTTTGCAATAAATGTAATATCATCAAAATCTACTTTGAATGAAATTACTGCATCCTTTATTTTGGTATGTTTCATACAGGCATCCCAACTACAGATGCCAGCAGTATAATTCTTTGTATCCCACAGTAACATATACTCAAAGGTCTTCTCTGGTAATCCTAAGTTTTTACCCTGAAAATTCTTAAGTGTAATCTCTCTGGTGCGTGGTTTTGTTTTAAGAAACATACCATCCATACCTTTTGATTCATAGTAGAGTCCATCGTGGATACCTAAGAAATCTCTACCATTTTCACAGTCTCCAACGTACTGTAATTGACCACCACTATACTTAGCGATTGCCTTCTCTTGCAGTTCTGATCTAACTGTTCTTGTCTGATTTCTTTTTAATCCATCAGTACCTTTGACACATCCAAAGATAGCAGGAAAATCGAATTGGTTGAAGTTAATCATCTTGTAATAACAGAAATTGCGGGTTCACCCCTGTTGAATACAGTATCTACAACTGCCTGAACTTTTCGTGCAGTAGAGATACCAACATTATTATAAACTGGTACACACACTAATCCGTGGGTCTTGTGACACTTTCCTAATCGGATCACCCTACCAATGGTCTGACTAATGCTAATATAGTCCATATTCCTCATAAACAAGACTGCCTCTAGTCCTGACACATTGATACCTTCTGAAAGGATGCTGTGATGCAGCACAACAAACCTTGTATCATCTTTACCCCATTGATTCAATGTATTGAAAAACTCTTCTCTATCGACCTTCTTACCATTGATTATAGCACCTGTCTTTGCAGTGATATACATCCACTTATAACCACGAAGTCCTAACTCATAACAAAAATCAGATTGAGATACAAGATTAGTAATCTGTTTTGTAGACTTGGCACATATAAGAACCTTTTCTACATCGAGTCTGTCAATAGAATTGAGCATTTGCTCTGATTCTACTTCAGCAAATATCTCATCTTTTTGCATTATTCGAGTTTGATATACTTCTACTTTAGGTGGTAGAATGTAACCTTCATCAACTAACTTAGGTGCTGGTACTTGACAAATAACATTGCCATATACCTTGCCATCATTCATCCCTGCCTTTTGCTTAGTAAGACTATGTTTAGGAGTAGCAGTAAAGAAATAAGATCTCTTTGCATACTTAGAGAAGTGTTTAGTTGCAGGGAAGAAATTCTTCTGAACACTATTATGTGCTTCATCAAAGTATATTGCATCCACCTCAATCTCACGAGAATCAGAGATTCTATGTAGAGAATGATATGTTGTGAATATTAGAATATTGTTTATAGTATTATGATACCACTCTTCTATCTCTTCTGTCTTAGTTGTACTATAGTGAGATGTCTCACCACTATGAACGTGCATCACAGATACATTATCAATCTGTTCTAAGAACTCAGATGATAGTTGCTCTGCCAATAGTATGCGTGGTGCTACTACTACAATAGTTTTTGGAACACTATTTAAGTTGAATAACCTCTTAGCATCATCTATCATACACATAGTCTTACCACCCCCTGTAGGGATGATAACCTGACCTTTATCAAAGGTAGTCATTGCCTTTACAGCGTCAGTTTGATGTGGGCGTAATGGCATTAAAATAATTTAAGTACCCACAGTATAGCATTAAAAAACTCCCTTGTCAGGGAGCTCTTGTGCCAGTGCGTCTACTGGTTCTTAAAAAAATATAAAGTGTTCCTTAAAACCATACAAAGGTATGTATAATTATTGGTAATTCAACTCTTAATCATCATAGACTAGACACTCTGGTTCGTCAGGATGAGTCTCACAAAATAATTCTAAGCAATTAGGATCGTGATGATCTCCTGCTTCTATCTCCTGTTTATGATGATCTACATACTCCTCTAATTCGTGGAGTTCTTCTTGGTAGTGCCTTCTGGCAGCAGGGTTGATAGTCGGATTGTCAAGGATTTCTTTATCCTTTGCAATGTGTTCTTCTACTGTGTGCATAATAAGTACCTCTCTATGAGTACATAAGTATTTATTCTATTTTATAGCAAGAGACTCTTTTCTAACGAATTTATTGTCTCGATTATAAAACAATTTATGGTTTTCTGTGGTGACATAATGACCAGTAATGTCACTACCATCACAATGCCAACCATAGGCAATTATACTTTCTTTAACACCATCTATGTTAAATTGTTTGTGACCACCCAAGTAAGAATGGTACATCTCGTCTAGGTTAAGCATCGTTTCTAGTTGGTTATGTGTTGTTATTCTAACATACTATATTATAAAAACCAATAATGCTTAATAATGTTTTAATGTTTGGAGTCTCCAAAGAAAGTACCAAACATACCACTATCACCATCTTGACGATTCTCGATCTTCTCGATCAACTCTGTTGCATCAATAAGATTATCTATATTAGAAAGCATATCTGCTATGTGCTTACTAACATAAGACTTCTCACTTCTAGCAGAGAATGAAAGAGCATTTCTCAAGGATTCTTGTGCTTCTCGAAGAGAAGTTTCAACTTGTTCTGATAATGCCATTAGTCCTCTTCACAATGCTTTTCTACGATTTCCTGAATCACTTCACTAAAAGCATTACGCAATTCATATTGGATGTCACTCCTATCTTTCTTCAATCTAGTTACTGTTATAGGTGGAAGATTAAGAGTAGCAGTTATCTCCCACAATCCAAGTTCTTTATTCTTGCTGGTTTTAATTTCAAGCATTTCGTTTTCCATTAGTTTACGCTCCGTCTAGTTCACCTGATTCGTGTTTCATTTGTTCAATTTTGCGATGACCTGGAACCCAGAATCCATCACCAGTCATTTCATACCCTGCCTTAACCATTTCATCGTAGGTTAGTGGGTTCTCTTCATTGTTTTTCTCGTTCTCAATGAAGTTTGGATCTTCAACTCTTCTCCAAGAATCTAGTCCAGTAATATGGTCATACATTTCAGTATAGTCTGTCCATTGTGTTGAATCAGTTAAGAAATCAGATTTTAATTCAAACCTTTCTCGATCAACATCATCAATCTTTATCCCTGAATTGATACTAACAACTTTATTTGTTCTATCAACACCCTCTAGCAAGTCAACTAGACTTTGTGCATCTCTAGCACAAATACGATGATAGTTAGCATTTCTTTTTGCTGCTAGTTTGATTGTATTGAAAATCTCGTCAGGTCTGCACTCAGCACCTAGAGCATCTTCAATCATTTCTTCCAATACTCTGAGGGAATAACTTTTAATGTCTTCCTCTTTCATTCTGGTCTAATTTAATTGCTTCCTCCATAATACCTTGTATTTCCTTAGATGTCAAGTTGTTTAACCATTTCCAGTTAGGATCATTCTTATCCCATTCACAAGTAAATGATCCATCATCATTTCTTTTTATGCTTAAGCTTTCGTTCTGCATTTCTAATCCTTTTTCTTACCATTTTT